CAGGGCCAGCAGTACCCGGTTACTGTGTATAAGCTGCTGTGCAGCCATACCGTGGACGAAAGGGCTAACGCCGCCCTGGAGAGTAAGAAAGGCGTACAGCAGTCCTTATTGGACAGCTTAAACTACTTACTGCGTAAACATAACTTGGAATAATGACTAACCGGAAACGTATAAACGTATCTGTGGACGAAGCGCAGTACCGCAGGCTACAGGCGTTACAGAAAGCGTACGGCTTTAAGAACGTCTGCGAACTAACACGCGCTATGCTGAATATCCTAACCCAGTACACAGATGCTGCGGCCGGGCGCAGGCAGCGCAGGCCGGCTTCCGTGGGCGACGATATACTGGATATGTTTAACGACCTGGGCGACTGGGAAACCACACCCGAAAACGTAAAGAGAAATGGCAAAGGATAAGGACTACCAGCGGCTGATCCATACAGACAGATGGCTAAAGCTGCGACGTGATAAGCTGACGACTACGCCGCTGTGCGAGCGCTGCCAGCAGCAGGGCATCGTAACACCGGCTACGGAAGTACACCACGTTACCCCTGTGGAAGATGGGTTGAGCCTGGCAGAGAAACGCAGTCTTATGTATGACCCGCACAACCTGCGGGCACTGTGCCACGACTGCCACGTGCAGACACACGTAGAGTTAGGCAGGTGCGGGCGTGCAGCAACAAAGCGACGCAACGAAGCACAGGTAGCCGCCGTGGTGGAGAAATTTTTTGGCTAAGGGGGGGGCTATTTTTTAATCGACCCGGTGCCGCTCTAAACCTCGCCCCCAGTTTTGAGCGACGAAAAGTAAAAATTTGGATTTGCGGAACTTTGGCCCAAAGTGGCCGAAACTTACGCCAAATTTCCAAAATCGGCGAAAAATTGACGAAAACGCAAATAAAATTGCACAAAATACCTGTTTTATGGCAGAAAGCGTAAAAACTATTTCCGACTACCGGAAGCAGATTGTAAAGGCCCTTAAGAAAGCCGGCACCTACAGCGCCGGTGTCGATATGCAGATACAGGCCCTGGCCAGCGCGCTGCGGACGCTCGACCTGGCTAACGGCGATATAGACGAACTGACCCAGACCTGGGTAATAGAGGAAACCAGGTACGGCAGCAAGAAAGTACCGCACCCGGCCTTTAAGGTGCAGAAAGACGCGCAGGACAGTGTAACGCGCCAGATGAAAATTTTGGGGCTTACCACCGAACTGCTGGCCGGCACTGACGAAACCGACCCGCTGGTAGAGCTTACCAAAAAGGTAGTGAAGTCCGGCAAGAAAAAACCTGTAGTGGTAAAGCCAGATACTGACTAATGACGGAAGAAGAAAAAGATAGACTGCGGCAGGCAAAGGCCGACGTTACCGCTGCGCTGGCAGCTGTGCGTATAGAGGACTACCGCCTGGGCGAAGTGGACACCCGGATAGAAGACTACGTACGCAAGGTGGCCACCGACCCGGACGGCCACAACCTGTACGAACAGCTGGCCGTGCTGCGCTTCTTTGGTTTCTGCCGCCGGTACGGTATCAACGTAACCGAAGTGCAGCGGTTTTTTACCCTGTACGAAAGCCTGTACTTTCCTGGAAAAGCCGGGCTGCAAACCTACCTGCTTACGCCGGTGCAGGCTTTCCAGTTTGCCCATATCTTCGCTTTCTGGCAGGATGGCAGGCGGGTGGTACGTGAAGTGTGCCTGTACGTCCCGCGCAAGTTTTCCAAGACCACCAGCAGCGCTTCGCTGGCGGTAAACGATCTGCTGTACGGCGATGCTAACGCGGAATGTTACACCGGCGCGAACTCAAACGATCAGGCTAAAAAATGCTTCGACGTGATCCGCGGCTGTGTCCGGAAGTTAGACCCCCTGGAAAGGCGGTACCGGATAAACGAAGAATCCATAAAGAGCAAGCGCACCGACCGGCAGGCTTTCTGCCAGTGCCTTACCGCGAACGCCCGCACCAAAGACGGACTGAACGCCAGCACGGTAATTATGGACGAATTTAGCCAGGCCCTGGACAGCGACCTGCTGACGGTGCTAACTACGTCTATGGGTGTGCGTGAAAACCCGCTGACGGTTATAATTACCACGGCGTCGGACGTCTTCGATGGCCCCTTTTACGAAATGCTGCAAGGCTACAAAGCCCTGCTGCTGGGCGAATATGAAGACGACAGCGTATTTGTGCATCTTTTTGAACCAGACCTGGACGACCCGGAAGACAGCGAAGACACCTGGCGCAAGGTACACCCGCACTTAGGCGTAACGGTGTCTATGGACTTCTACAGGCAGGAATACAAAAAGGCCGTGCGTAACGGATCGGAAGCTATGCTGGCTTTCCGTACTAAACTGCTGAACGTGTACGCAGAGAATGAGCAGCGCAGCTGGATAAGCAGCACCCTGGCGCGCTCCATATCCCGGCCTATGCCGCTGGACGCCATAAAGGGACGGCCGGACGCTATGGTAGCTATCGACCTGTCGGAAAGCGACGACTTTAGCGCCGTTACGATGGGCCTATACAACCAGGCGCAAAAGTCTTTCCACTTCCATACCGCCTACTTTTTCCCTGATGGTGCGCTGGCTGGCCACCCTAACGAAAAGCTGTACCGCACCTGGGCCGACAAAGGCTACCTGCATCTAACCCACGGCGACGTTATCGACTACCGGGCTATCGTGGAATACATACTGTACCTTAACACGCTGGTGCGTATTCTGGGCATCGGTTACGATCCCTGGAAAAGCCAGGAAGTAATAAATATGCTGGCGGCCAGTGGGGCCGGTAACGTGATAAAGGGCGTACGCCAGACGTACGGCAACTTTACGGCCCCTGTAGAAAGCTTTGAACACGGCGCCAAAACCGGCCACGTGTTTATTAACGACAACCCGATAAACGCCTACTGCTTCGGTAACGCCGTGCTGGATACCGATAAACTGGAAAACTGCAAGCCCATAAAGCGCAAGGCTACGCAGAAGATCGACGGCGTTATTACTATGCTTATGACACTGCGCCTGTTTATTGACTATGAAAGGTAAACGCTATACCCTGGCCACGATCCAGCCCGGCGACACTTTCCACCTGTTTAGGGATAAGTGCCATTTTGTCGGCACGCTCAAAGATGGGCAGGAAACCTTATACACGTACTGGCGGTGGAACCGGTACAGCCGCCGGCGTGTCTATGTAACGCAGCCCGCCTGGGCGTTTGAACTGGATTTGGCCTATGCAGTTTAAGGTTTATAGCAGGAAGTACCGGGACGTTATGGCGGCCTATGGCCGGTACCTGGCACCGTACTACGACAGGGCCGCGTGCTATGAGTACCGCGAAGCCGTTATTAACCTGGAAACCGTGGGCGACTTCTGGGAGCTGTGGCAGAGCATCGGCCAGCCTGTCCAGATGGACGGTAACCGGCTTATGATCTGCGACGCGCCGCCGGACTTAGACGCATATATGCACAGGCAATAAAAAGGCCCGCCGTGGTGGCGGGCTTTCCTATTCGATACCGTGCTGCTTTGCCAGCTGGGCTATAAAGCCGTCCAGCGCTTCGCCTATGCCTACGCCCTGGGCGCGTAGGGCATCCACCCGGCGCCTGGTGGCTGGCGCGATCATTACCGTAAAGTTTACGCGGGCGCCGTCTTCCGTCTTCCGCTTCCGGCCCGATCCAGGACGGACACCGCCGCGCCTGTCCAGCACGAAGTCTTTGTATATTTTGCCGTCGTCGGCCATAAACCGGGTGCCGTCTTCGGACAGCCACCCGGTTACCGTCTTACCGTTTACTGTAGCTTTCATAATGTTAGCTGTAAGGGTTATAATGTTAGTAACTATAAGCCGTAAGCGTTATGGCAGAATTTATCCAGGTTATCGGAAATATAGGCGCCGTAGATAACCTTTGCGGCAGTGTCCCTGTCGTTTTGTTCAGTGTAGCCGGATCGGTAGGGCGTGCCGTCGGTGGGCTTTACCTCAAAGCCGAAAAGAAAGCCAAAATCTTTGCAGGGGCGCAGCAGGGTAACGTCGATAACTGCTTTTTCAAACTTGTAATCCATATCTTTTGTGTTTTTGGGCCGGTTTCCCGGCCCCGGTTTAACTTCTTAGGCTTCTACAAATTTGCAGGTGTCTGCTTTTTCCAGGTTGAAGAAGTCCACTTTAACTTTGCGAACCTTAGCGCGGCGGCGGGCTTCTTTGTCTTCGATGCTTTCGGCGTTAAGGGCTTTTCCGAAGATGGCCAGTAATTCGTCGTTTGAGAGTGTGCAGTAATTTGTTTCCATATCTTTTCTTGTTTGTTTCTGGGTACAAAGTTAAGCATTATTTTTGATTATCCAAATGGAAAACCAAAAATTTTTCAAGAAATTTTTACCGCTTTTTGCCTAAACACACCACAACGCACCGAAATACAACGAATTACGCCTAAAATTTGGGTGCCAAATTTCCTTTAGCGCAGGTTAAAGTAGAGGGACTACGTAAAAGACCTTTTGCTAATGGGATTTTTTAGGTACATACTGGATTACTTCAAGCGCGAAACTGCCGCGGCCGACAAAGCGGCGGCAGACCAGCCGCTTACACCGCGCCAGGGCGGCACGTGGTGGCCGTCCTACAGCGGCCAAACGGCGCTGTGCGTGGCCACTGTGTACCGGTGTGCAAAGCTTCTGGCCGAAA